CTTCCCGTCTTGATATTCGTGATGCTGTATTTAACCTAGAGGTAATGCCGTCTATGCGTGCTCTTATGACCGCAGGACCAGCTGCCAACAGGGATAATACTTGTATTTACAACTGCTCCTACTTGGAGCTAGATGGCCCGGTTGCTATGGCTGAGCTGCTGTACGTTCTCATGAATGGTACAGGTGTAGGCTACAGCGTAGAGCGACGGGTCGTTGAGAAGTGGAGTGCCGTACCAGAAGATATCAAGCGTGACGAGTCCGTGATTATTACAGTCAAGGACTCCAAGGCTGGCTGGGCTGATGCTGTCAAGGCATTGCTCAGTAATCTTCTCGGTGGTGTACACCCCACTTGGGACATCAGCAAGATTCGTCCTGCTGGTGCCCGTCTTAAGACCTTCGGAGGGCGCGCCAGCGGACCAGGGCCTCTTGAGGATTGTCTTCGTTTTATTACGAATACGATCTACAATGCCCGTGGCCGCAAGCTCCGCCCCATTGAGGTGCATGACATGGCATGTGTCATTGCTAACTCTGTCATCGTTGGCGGCGTGCGACGCTCGGCTATGATCTCTCTCAGTGATCTCGATGATCACGAGATGGCTCGTGCCAAGTCAGGGAATTGGTGGGAGAAGCACTCCTACCGTTCCCTCGCCAACAACAGTGCGGTCTATGAAGAAAAGCCAGAGATGGATGTCTTCATGGAGGAATGGCTAGCAATCTATCGTAGCTATTCAGGTGAGCGTGGTATTTTCAACCGGCAAGCAGCCAAGCTTTGCTCAGATGATATTGGCCGTGACTCAGATCACTACTTTGGTACTAACCCCTGTGGTGAGATCACTCTCCGTCCTATGCAGTTCTGTAACCTGACTGAGGTCGTGGTTCGACCAGGCATGGATAGGGATGAACTCATGCGCCGAGTAGAGATTGCCTCGATCATCGGTGTTGTGCAGTCTAGCTGTACCAACTTCCCGTATCTTCGCAAGGCTTGGAAGCGTAACTCCGAGGAGGAGCGGCTTCTTGGTGTCTCGCTGACGGGTATTCAGGACAATCGTGATCTGTTGTTTGATCGTGATACTAGCAAGAGTACGCTTATCTTTGCCCGACAGAAGGCTCAGGATACTGCCTACAAGTGGGCAGAGATTCTTGGAGTAGAGCGTAGCAAGGCAGTCACCACAGTTAAGCCATCTGGTACTGTATCGTGCTTGGTTGACAGTTCGTCTGGCATCCATCACCGTTATGCTCCGTACTACATCCGTCGTGTCCGCTGTGACAAGAAGGATCCGCTGTACCAGCTCATGCTAGATCAGGGTGTGCCAGGTGAGGATTGTGTCAATAATCCTAACAACACCTATGTCTTTGATTTCGTCATTGGATATGATGGTCCAAAGACTCGCGGCAATGCAAATGACATGCTGACTGATTGGGCCATGATCAAGAACTACTGGACTGATCACAACCCATCGGTTACTATTGAGTATCAACCTCAGGAGTTTATGGCTCTTGGTGCTCGTCTATACGATCACTACTGGTCGATTGCTCAAGGTCTCTCGTTCCTCCCTAGGAGTGAACACGTGTATAAGCAAGCTCCATACGAGGAGATCACCAAGGAAGAATATGAGCGGCGTGTTGCTGCGTTCCCAGTGATCGACTGGTCAAAGCTTAGTGATTATGAAAAGCAAGACACTACCAAGTCTTCGCAAACTTTTGCATGTAGCGGCAACTCATGTGAGATTGTCGATGTAGAAGGAGAACAACCATGAACCTTGATATTATCAAAGCAAAGCTCGCTCGTGGCGGGCAGATGAACGGCGGCGAAATTAAGCTGGTCGTTGCAGATATCGTCAAATTATTTGAAGCCCAACAGGAGAAGATCAATGCACTCGAAGAAGCACTCGATGCCCTCGCTCGAAGAAGCGATCGAGGACCTAAGAAGTCTTCTCAGACCTCCGAAGTACGATCCGAAACAGACGAGTGAGGATCTCGCTAGAGAGCAAGCGTTTTACGCAGGACAACTCTGGGCTATTGATAAATTAGATTCAATCTTTTCTAAGTATAAGAAAGGAGACGGCCTATGAGTTCCACTCCTCTTTTGGATATTTACACCAGCGAGATTCAGCCTCTATTCCGGAGTACGTCTAGCGACTTATCTACAGCAAAGACACGTGCTGCATATTTCGGATGGGAAGGTGACTGGGGTAATCGTGGTTATACAACCATTGCCGGGGACATGCCAGCCATTACTGAGCTGGCTGGTCTCCGGGCCTCTAAGGGCTTTGAGTACGATCGGCTACAAGAACGAAACAAGATGCTTGAAGGCTTTGCCAAGGCTGGAGAAGCATTTAATATTCAGATGATTCAACAGGGACAAGCCGCAGAGACATTTGCGTCTCGTCTTGAGGGAATCAATACTCGTCTTGGAGCTATTCGTCAGCAGGGTATGACCTCTGCTAGTCCTGCCTCAAGCCAGAGGCAATACTCACAACTTGCACAGACTGCTCTGGAGGGTACCTCGCGGTACCTCCAAGAGCTTGAGAGATTCCGGGCACCGTCAGCACCAACCGTAGACTTCTCATTCCAAGATCCAGTCACAGGAGAGATTCTCCAGCTGGGTACGAAGTTTGAGGATGTTTATTCTGGTGGCTACGATCCAGAGTCAGCAGCTCGAACTGCTATCACCAGTAAGTTTAAGAGACTTACGGAGGAGAAGAAGTCTCAGCTACTTGCTGAATCGAAGCAGAAGTATGGCACGACTGCTGACTTCCTCAAGCCCTTCGGCGGAGACGAGGAAGCGTTCAAGGCAAGCCTTGGTACAGTCATGTATGGCTCGTCTGGATCAAACTGGGCTCCATACGGTAGAACACAATCGGAATACTGGAATCAGTATCAGGCAGCCAAGGCACTTGAGACTGATGCTCAGCAGTTCGCGGAAGCTGCTGCTGTTGCTGAAATGGGTGATATTACCACCGCTGGAGGTCAATATTCTTCGACTGGAAGCAAGCAGTTTAGTGGGGCGTCGGTATTCTTTGATAAGGATATTAATCAGATTCTAGAGAGCTTCGTTGCTCCTACTACTGAACGCCTCAAGATCTCTCGTCTTGATGATGAGGGAGCACTTCGTGCAGAGTTCAAGCGTCGTGAGCAAATGGCTCAGTCCCAATACAACATGTATGTTGGACAACAGAATCGACAGGCTGAACAAGAACAACAAATCGAAGCTGAAAAGCAACGAGTACGCCAGCTGCTTGAAGAGCAGAAGAAGGAGTACTCGCAGACTATGGCTTCATTCGGGGATACCACATCTCAACAAGGTGCTGCTATCCAATTTACTGATACTCGACCACAATAATTGAAAGGACAACCCTATGGGTGGCGGAACTCCAATTCTATTAGGCGGCTCTACCCAGAGTGAGCTTCAGGCTCAGCTCGAACGGGCTGCCCTAGAGAATGAGCGTATGCTAGCCAAGGCTGCTGACGAACAGCTTCGTCTCCAGTCCGAGCTAGAACGCAAGGATAAGGAAATGACTCTGCTACTGGAGCAACAGGCTCAGCAGCAGGAGATTGATCTAAGTAAGGCACAGAAGGCTCTTGGCGTAGAACTTCGTTCTATGGAAGAACAGCAGAAGGAAGACGAACTTAAGGTTGACTTTGCTGCTCTTGAAAAGGCTCTCGCATCCGGCATGGGTTTCGGTAAAGCCGCAACCCGGCCAGAGTGAGGTGACGTATGGCAAAGAATCTAGCCAAGCCTACTGAAAGCACGACTATTGCAGAGCGTTTCACGCACTTGGATTCTGTTCGCAGTTCTAAGCTTGAACGCTCTCGCTACATGTCGTCTCTTACTCTTCCTTCTCTATTACCAATTGATGGTATCACCAACAACGGCGAACTACCAAAGCCTTTTAGCTCGGTAGCTTCTCGTGGTGTTACCAACATGGCAAGCCGTATGCTGTCAGCTCTACTTCCCCTGAACGATCTACCGTTCTTTAAGTTTGAGCTGTCTGACGGCAACACCGCAGATCCTGAGACCTTCTCCTACATGGAGGCATTGTCTCACCAGATCTACAACAAGCTGACAACTGAGAATCTTCGTGAATCTATCTTCCTTGCTCTTCAGCATCTAATCATTGCTGGTGACTGCTTGGTTGTGATGGAGGATGATTATACCTTCCGAGTCTATCGTCTTGATCAGTACGTTGTACGTCGAGACATTGATGGCTCTGTCGTTGAGTTGATTTATCTTGACTGGGTTCCGAAGGAACCAAACAACGATATGTACGAAGCGTATGACAACAACTTCTTCCCTTCCTCGTGGAATGCCCTCAATGCTCTTCCCGATTACCAAGCACACTTCTGTCGTGTGGTCTGGAACAAGAAGGAAGATCGCTGGGATTACTACAGCGAGGATGCTGAAGGCAATAAGGTTGACGAAGGTACGTATACCAGCACTCCATTCATGCCATTGCGTTGGATTGGGGTAACTGGTGAGGACTACGGTCGCTCTCATTGTGAAGAGATCCTCGGTGACATCGAGACTCTTGAAGCCTACACCAAGGCCATGATTGACGGCATGACCGCAGCCTCGACATTCTGGGTTGCTATTGACCCAGCAGGTATTACTGATATTGATGATGTAGCTCAATCACCTACCGGATCCTTCATTGGTGCTCGGCAGGGTGATGTATTCACCGTATCCCCTGCACAGACCATCAGCCCTCAGCTCTCTGCTTGTCAGACTGCTGTAGAGCAGATGCGTCGTGAGGTTGGTAATGCCTTCCTCCTTGGTAGTGCTGGTATTCGTTCTGCTGAACGAGTCACGGCAACCGAGGTTCGTATGCTTGGTATGGAGATCGAGAATGTTCTCGGCGGTGCATTCAGTGCAATCGCTCGATCACTTCTTGATCCTATTGTTCGTCGTACTATCTCTCTAATGCTTCGCAACGGCGAGATGGACGAACGACTAGCAGATGAGTTTACCGAGAATGGTAAGCTTTCTGTCAGCATTGTTACTGGTCTTCAGGCACTAAGCCGAGACAGTGATCTTACCAAGCTCATGCAGCTCGGTGAAATGGTACGTAATCTACCTCCTGAAGCTATTCAGCACTTCCGCTGGGATCAGTATGGAATTGCTCTTATCTCCTCACTTGGTTTCGATCCCCGTAGTTGGGTTCGTAATGAACAGGAAACCGACCAGAGGCAGATGGATATGCAACAGAAGGCTATGGAAATGCAGGCACAGCAAGCTATCGCAATGGGCGCAGCTCAAGGTGCAGGCGCCGGTGCTGGGCAGGTTGCTCAGACTGGTATTACTAGTGCAGCCATGCAGATGATGCAAGGAGGTATGTGATGCTTAAGAAGGTACTAACAAAGGTTCAGAACGCTATTGTCGCAGCTCTTGAAGCTTGCATTCGTGGCGTTTGTTGGTTCTTTTGAACTATTGAAAGGAGAACACTATGAGTGAAGAAGAAAATTATCGTGAAGAGGCAGTCGAGGAGTCAATCACTCCCGGCCATGATGCCTCGATGACTACTGAAGCTATGGCAGGTCTTGAACAAGTCAAGGCCGATCCTCTAGCTGATGAAGCAACTCGGCAGCTTGCTCATGAACGTGCTATGTTCGAGCGATACGTTGCCGATCAGGGACAGAAGATCCCTGAGAACTTCAAGAGTGCTGGCGACTGGTTCGACAGCCTCAAGGGTGCTCAAGCCAAGTTTACTCAGTCGCAGCAGGAGATTGCTGATCTCAAGCGACAGTATCAAATGGCAAAGAACACTGACAATCCTGATTATGTCGAGCCTACCGCTGCACCGGAAGCCAAGCCCGCTGAGGTTGCTACCGCCAGCACGGAAGAGATGCTCGATGAATTGCGCATTCCGGTACCCGAGGTCAAGGACGAGCAGCCAGCAGAAGAGGCAGCTCCCACCGCTCGGGTCACGGAAGCCGACTATTCTAAGTGGGGTCAGGAGATTGCCATGACTGGTGATCTTTCGCCTGAAGCTCGTGAAGAGATCAAGGCAAAGACTGGCTTCTCTGATGCAATGGTAAATGATTATCTCTCTGCCCAACAGGCTAAGCGTCGTGCTGCGTTTACTACAGCCGCTGAGATTGTTGGTGGTGGAGAAAAGCTCTCGAAGATCCTGCGTTGGGCAGCGAACAATTTTGCCGGTGAGCAGCTACAGGGCTTGCAGGCAGGACTCGCTGGTCCAAACTCAGAGCTGACTCTTCGAGGTCTACGTGACGCTTATGACCAAGCTCATGCTAGTGCAGAGCCAAAGCTTAAGCCGAACGCGGTAACTCCAGCTACTGCTGGGGCTACTCAACAACTTCCCGGATATAAGTCCATGGCAGAATATCGCATGGACATGTCCAACCCTCGTTTCCAGCGTGACGACAAGTTCCGTCGTGCCGTTGAGATGCGAGCTGCACGAACTGATTGGCGAAACATTAAGTGATTGGATGATCTCCTCGCAAGAGCTAGCTCTCTCCATGAATCTTAAGCCTGTGTGAACGATCCTTGTCAGCTAAGGGCAATCATGTAGCATAGGGTTAAACCTACAGTGTGCTATTGTTTCTATTTCTATTTTTATCTATGTTTTCAAAAGGAGCTTAATTATGAGCTATACACCATCTGGTGATTCACTAGTCGATACTAACATGGCATACCGCTCAGGGTATGGCGCAACTAACAATACTGTTGGAGCTGATGCAAAGCTCTGGCTTCGATAATAGGAGGCCAATTTAAAGAACGTGAATTGCTGGGAAAACTATCATTGCGATAGAAAATCAGCAGGTAATCCGGTATTGCACCGGAAACTCCACAGACTACAGGAAGTAAAACAATGTTTAGTAATAAAGAGATAGACTACAGTCTATTTGGTATCTTTCTTGGTGATGGTTATGTTGATAAAACTCGACGTAACCAAATGAGTATTAAGCACGCTCCTCAACAGCGTGAATATCTAGAATCCATTCGTGCATGTCTCATTGAGTCTGATCGCCGCGTATCCAACATCAATACGTTGGGAAGTGGTCAGGTCTTTATGAGGACACACATCACAGCTCGTCATTGGAACTTTAATAGAGCATGGAAGTCCACTGGAGTCAAGTATCCGAGCATGTATATGCTTGATCGGCTGACACCTCTTGGACTTGCGTGGCTTTGGTGTGATGATGGCAGCTTTCGAGTCAACAGCTCCAGCGGTAGTAGACAAGGACGCCTAGCGGTATGCTCGTTTACTATAAAGGAAGTTGATAAGATGATGGATTCCTTTACCAAGAACTTTGGAATCACCGGCATACGCCAGATTCAGCAAAGAGGATATCCCATGATATCATTTAACTCCACAGGAATGAGGCAGTTACTTGATACGGTTCTTCCCGTTATGGATTATATTCCACCTTCTATGAGATATAAGTTTGATCTTCAATACGAAGGTCGTTTTGATTACTCAAAGAAGTTAATGATCTATAACGAAAGTGCGTTCCCTGAGTACCGCTACTCAGGATGATATAGTCGAAACTTGGTACTCCAGCAAGTCCTATCTGGAGTGGTGAAGTTCTCCACGCCTATGATGAGTACAAGAGCTTTGAGCCCATGGTCACTTCAAAGACCATTTCTTCTGGCCGCTCGATGGAATTCCCCATCACTGGTACTGTAACTCTTAAGCCAGCATGGCACGCAGGCGAAGAGCTACTAGGCAACCAGGATTCTAAGGCTGGTAACTTTGATATTACTCTCGATGCACGCCCCATGGCTGCTCACTTCGAGCTTGACAACATTGACCTTATGATCACCCAGTGGGAGTACCGTCAGGAACTCGCACGACAGGCTGGTCAGACTCTCGCAAACGCTCGCGATAAGCAGATCGGTGCATTTATCGCTGGTGCTGGTTCAGTTGCAAAGACCAATTCGGATCCCCGCTCTGGTCTTGTTCTTCCAGCTCCCGGTGTAATCACAGGTCTTGATGATGATGAAGTAGCAGCTCTTGAAGTTCTCGCTACTATTGAGGACTTCATTGTTGACTGTCAGGAGAACAGCGTTCCAGTCGGTCCTACCTACTGCGCAGTTTCTCCTCGTCTCTTCCAGCAAATCCGTCGTCTCGGTGTTGCTGATGCAGCTAACGAAGCTGTTAACATGCAGCCCATGTTCGGTGGTGTTGCTGCTGCCGGTGGTCTCGGTGCTCCGTTCACTCAGGGCATGAACTCCCTCAGCGATTCACTTCGCTACATGGGCGTCACCATCGTCAAGAGCAACCACATTCCCAACAAGGATTACAAGACTGACGATGCTGCTAGCATTGGTGAGGCTCGTTATGATGTTACTGGTCAGGTTTCCACCGCAATTGCTGTGGACACTGTCGGTGCTGGCGTCCGTGCTCTTATCTGGATGCCAGAGTGCGTTGCTTCGCTTCGTAAGACTGGTCTCGTCGTCGATACCGAAGATGATATCCGTCGTAACACCACCTTCACCGTCGCCTCGATGATGAGCGGTACTGGCATTCTCAAGCCAGAACTCGCTAAGATCGTTGTTAACCGAAAGGCTAACGTTGCCGGTACTCCCACCGACATCAGTTACGCTGCTGCTGGTGCTCCAACCCGAGCTGAGGTTCTTGTTAAGCTTCAGAACAGCGCCGGTTCGTTCGGATACGCTGATAAGTGATGACTCCCCTTCTGTATCTGTTCTAGTTTCCCCATAGTGGGGCACATTTTTGTGAGAACAATCAGAGGGGTGGTGATCTAGACATGGTGATCTGTATCTGGTGAGAACCGCCTTAAGGTTCAACACATCCGGCCCTCGGTGCCCTAACGGGCATCGGGGGTCTTTTCTATTAATCCTAACATAGGAGTTTCACTATGGGACAACTGACTAGGCTTGATGCCGTAAACCAGTGCCTCTTGGCAGCTGGAGAAGCCATTGTCTCGGATCTGGAAAACCAATCAGGAGTTGATACAAGCATTGCAGAATACTTGCTTGATCAATATACTGATGACTACCAGCTCCGAGGGCTGGCTAATAACGTATTTGTAAAGACTCTCACGATTGACGATGTAAGTGGCAAGATCCACCTACCCTCTAACATCATGAGCCTAGACTTTGGTACTTTTATTACCAACTCAGACGGGTACACTATTCGTGTAGCTGTTAAGACTGAAGGGTCAGGTTTTATTCTTTGGAATGTAACCGACCAGACTAGTAATTGGTCTGACTATTCTACCTACGACATCAAGGCTTCCTTGATTGTCAAGCTTGACTGGGAAGATATTGATACTCCCGGCCAGCGTGCGATTACTGCCTCGGCAGCTCGTCGATACCAAATGCTTACGCAGGGTGATGAGGGTATGGATGCTTATCTACAGCAGGATGAAATGATCTATAACTCAATTGGTAAGTCCCGTGACATGGATAGCAAGGGACGTACTATTTGGGATGCTGCTGACTACAAGAAGAAGCGTGCCGTATTCCGTCAATCTGGCGGTAATCCTAACTTCCGCTCTTGGCGAGGGAGGACTAGCTAATGAATAACCGACGACGAGGCAAGACTCTCACAACTAACATTCCGATCTATTCTCTGTCTGGCGGCGTGGGTCGTCAAGCTCCGTCGAAGCGATTGCCTAGCGAGTCTCAGGAACTCATTAACACTCTTTGCAGTGTTGAACGATCAATTGAAAAGCGACCCGGTACGGACCTCATGCCGATCCGTGGAAGCTTTGAGGATGCTCCTCTTGATACTTGGACTGCCGAGTCTCTTGGACTTGTTGGCAGTGGTTCCTATGAGTTCTTTTGGCATTCACTATCGGATGCGGCTAGATACCTTTTTGTCGTAGACCGTGGAGCAAGTGACAGTGCAGACCTTCTGTATTATGTCTATTACTTCAATCAGACTTTAGATTACTTTGAAGATCATACCCCATCAGAGCAGTCAACTATTGATGCAGACGTTCGTGCCTACATTACCTACGGCGCTTCTCCTTTGAAGCTGGTAACTCGTGGGCAGAACCTCATCTTCCTAAACCCAGATGTCTATGCTGGGTATACCAGTAAGAAGATTGCTGTAACAGATACTGACTGGTATTATGATCCATATACCGACCAAACCCAACAGTTCAGTGAAGCTACTGAAGTTTGGGTTAAGCTTGGGCTTAATGGTCAGGTTGATGGCGATGGATTATCTTCTGGAACTGCCTACATCATTGATACCAAAGGAGCCAAGGAAGAGTACCTATCCGCAATCAAGGTAGATCCTCAGGGTATTGCTACTATCTGGGATCCTTATTCTACCTATGTTGCTGGTACTACGTTGCTTTATCTTCCGGGTACCCAAGATTGGAATGGTGGGCATGGTGCTCACGGTACAACTTTAGACTTCGTATCAAACAATGCTTATAATATTCTCAGTGTTGTTTCTAGCACCCTTGTTCCTGATGAGCATATTCATCACGCTACGCATTTTAGTCTAATTGCGTCGGATTATGATTATGTTGTTAATCCTGATGTTTTAACTGATACCACTCCTGACCCACCATTGGATCTTGAGCGTGAGCCTGTACAGGTTCCTGTGAAGGACTGGGAATACCCAGACTCTTCTAAGCCTCAGCTTGGACAATCACTATCAACCTTCAATGATCTTAGGCTTCCTCCTTTGGAGAGCGATGTTCTCTACGGGAACAACAATGCTCAGATCATGCTGAATCAGCTTTATGGTTTAGAGATTGGTGAGGATACAAGTCCTGCCGATGGTACTTGGGATGATATCTCAACACTGCAATACAACTCAGCTGAAGGTAAGGTTTACTATATTCAGACTAGCTATCAGGGCCAAGCTCCTGGATACTACATTGCTAAGAGTGTTACGGCTCCTCACATGATGAAGGTCCGTACTCCTGATGAGTATTCTTTGCTAGATGATAAGCGTATGCCAATGCAGCTAGAGTTTGTTGGTGGTGATAGTGTCTTTACTCAATGGGAATGGTCTAAGCTCGAATGGGCTGAGCGTACCTCAGGTGATAAGGAAACTAACCCCGGCCCAACACCCTTCAAGGACGGAAAGCAAGCTAAGCTTTCTACCATTGCATTCTTCCGTAACCGCCTATGGCTATCCTCGGGAGATGTAATCTTCTCTAGCCAAGAGAACAACTACACCAACCTATGGATTGAAGATCCGGGTATCATTGTAGATACTGATCCTATTGATATTGCTGCATCAACAAACCGCTATACTCCTATTACCTCGATGGTACCATTTAAGGATTATATGTTTGTAAATACTGATGCTGATACTCAGTACGAGCTCATGGGATCGGAGAATCAGATTACTCCGTTTACAGCAGAGCTACAGCCAATGACATTCTATTCAACGGCTCCTCTGGTAGATCCCTTGACTCTAGGTAATCACATCTTCTTCTATGATGCTGAGAGACTATATCTCTATCTAGGCCGAGGTGGTAGTCTATCTACTGCTCAAGAACTATCCGCGCATTGTCCTAAGTATCTGCCGACAGTGTATGGAGCTACAGCTGTGGCTGCTGCTCAGGATACTATCATGGCAGTAGACGGTAACAACGAGTCTGATGTATATCTTTACACTACTCGGTACCGTGGAAATGAGATTGTTCAGAATGCATTCTATAAGTTTAACTACGAAGATGCTGCTGTTAAGTCGATCAAGGCATGGGAAAACTATGCTTATATGGTTGTAGAGCGAGACTCTGTCTATCATATTGAGCGTCAACATCTTCGCTACGATGATATTGATATCCCACGGCTTGATCGAAAGCAGAAGATTACAATGTATCCAAAGAGTGGTCCTCTAGATGGAACGGATGTAAACAACCCAATCTTTGATGCTACTGCCTTCAACTGTCACTACTCTGTGGCAGACGTAGAAACAACAGTTCGCATTCCATATGTCTTGGATGCAAACAAGCAGTATGACTTTGTGGATACCGCTGGAGTATCGTATAACATTACGAGCATTACTCCTGCTGCGGCTTATACAGACATTACTGTTGTAGGCGATGTAACTAGTGGTGACTATTGGATTGGCCGTAGCTTTACTATGCTAATCCAAATGAGTACACAATTTCTTAGGAATGAGCAAAACAATCCTCGGGAAGGTATTTTTAACATTGCCTCACTACTTACACGGCACTACAATACTGGCAACTATGACGTTGTTGTTCAGCGTCGTGGTCGTCCCGTGGATGACATTCAGGCAGCTTATGAAAGCAGGGATCCACTCCTAAGTAACTTTACTACTTCATTTGCTGCTCCGCAGTCTGACACATTTGCAGATTCTAATCTTTCGATCAGTAATATTGAATACCAAGGGGAACTAGTTAGTAAGATCATGGGCTTTAGTGACAAGATTGAGATCTTTATTCTCTCTGATTACTTTACTCCAGTTAACCTTACTAATCTACAAGTCAAGGGTAAGTTCAAAGCAACTTACTCTGGCGTTCTCTAAGTAAGCTTAAGTTAACTTACTTAGTATCCTCTAAGTGTTCTCCTTTCTCTGGCTCTCGATCGCTGACAAGCGGTCGGGGGCTTTTTCTTACTTTAGTTATAAGGAGGCTACTCTATGCCCCAGAACGATTCCGAAGCTACGCTTCTTGTGCAGTATACTGAGTCCTCCGCGACCTACTCTTACGCACAGCTTTCACTTATTAATAACCTAACAGACCAAAGCCAAATTGAGGTTCGTTGGGATGTTGATACCGTCTATTCACTTGCAGATAATCAAGGTGTTGCTTTTTCTGTTGAAGATCTAAGCGATAATGCTCAGGCTACCATTAAGACTCTTGTACCTGATGTTCAGTATACAATTGATGCTGAAGCTAAGACAATTACGCTTAATACTGGATCAATTGCAAATGCTGAGGTTACTGTAGAAAGTGGAACAACTTACTTTTACCCAAACACGGTAACTATTAGCGGCTCTCAGAATCTCCAGATTCGACGAGCTACTGACATTACTTCGCAGCTAGTAGTCTTTCAGCCTGGCAGTCGCCTAACGGCTGAGAACCTAAACCTCTCTAGTGCTCAGTTATTCAATGCTCTTCAGGAGCTTACAGCTTTTGGTGTTTCAGCTGGCGGTATTGTTAGTGGCGTTGATCTTACTAACAGCAGTATTACTGATCTCAGTGATGTAACCTTAAACACCAATGGTATTCTTTCTTGGAATGGATCAGTCGTTACTGCTGGCGCAGATGCCGGTAGTCTTGTTCCATCAACGGCTGGGTTTAGTCCTACTGATGATGGAAAAGCAGTACTATATGTAAATCCAAATACTGGTAACGATACTGCTTGGGAATTTGTTACCTATGATGATGTTCGTGATGGTAAGGCTGGTACAAATAAACTGAGTACAAAGCTCAGTACTTTAGATTCTTCTATTTCGACTCTTCAGAATAAAACACAAAACATTACACAACCCACAAACCCAGGCCCAACAGTTCTTGCAAACGGTGCGACGATTACCGCTGGTGGTATTGGTATTACTTCTGGTGATCTTACTGTTTCGTCTGGTGATGTAACTGTTTCGTCTGGAGGGCTTGAGGTTACTACTGGAGATATTGATATCTTATCCGGTGAATTAAACATTCCTATTGGAAATGTTGTTGTCACTGCCGGAGACGTAACTATTCAAGGTACAAGTGTACATGACTACATCACTAATCAGCCATATTTTGTTACTATTAATTCTGGAGATAGTGCAACTAAAACTCCATCCACTACATCAATTATTGAGACTATTGTAGGTAAAACTTCTGATTACTCTAGTACAAGTATTGGAGGCACTGGAAGTAGTGATTTTTCAACAGCTACTGGACAATGGACCGCTCCAAGGGATATGACACTGGTAACTTCTTTATCTTGGTTTATTTCTAATGATGGTCCAGTACTTTCTTATGCTAGTACTGGTGAATACAGAAGTGAAGCACGTGGTTATGGTCTAGTGTTTAAGGGAAGTAGTGCTCAAGGCGTCAAGGCATATTCCTATCGTGCAGAATGGGATGATATATATCAAGATAGGCCAGATCCGACCTCAGATCGATTAATTAATTTATCAGAAGCAATTCAAACTGTATCCTATTTCAATACTATTTCTGTACAAGCAGGTGATGTACTTACCTTCCGTTTAACTCTGCCCGCGTTTAATAGTGATCTCAGAGCAAAAGTTGTATTTAATGATGTTTATGCTACCATTACAGAGGTACGCTAATGCCTAAGATTCAGTTTATTGTTATCAAAAAGAAGAGCAAGGGAAAAGGCAAGCAGCCTTCATCCGTGACTCTTATTAAAACTATTTCTAAGTAACTTATTCTCCTGGCTCTTTCCTACCGGAAGGGGCTAGGCTTTCTTTTATTTATATTAAGGAGATCCTTATGGCAACAGTTAGTATTGCTGGTTACACAGCAGACCTAGACTATGCAAGGATTGTTCATATCAATAACCCTAAGTTTAAGTATGTACGATCCTTCAAGATTATTGAAACACAGGACCGGGCTGTATGGACTCTTACCATTAACCAGTCTGTCCTCGTAGGACAATACCCCACCCAAGCAGCTGCTATTGGTGCTTTGGTCGGTTGTATTCTCCATCGTGACGGAGACCTAGAGGGAGCTGAGGCAGCTATTACCGATATGCTTTCTCGTGGATCTACCATTGATCCTGATGTTAACATCCTAACACTCGCCACTGTTGGTGATCCTGTTACGGAGATTGCAGGCACACTAGATCTAATTGATTATACTGCACTTGACTTTGCTGGTGAGCCTTATTTTGCCTACCAGAACTCTATTGATGGTCAAGTTACTTGGGGAGTCAATGGAGTAGCTAGTGCTGTAATCGAAGGTAATAGAATTATTGCAGTAGCTGGTGGCTCGCAAACAGATACTTTTATTGGTGCTTATGGCACCTTCGCAGAAAACTCCGCTATGCGTGCTGTCCTATTAGATGGTGTAGTAGCGGCATACATTGATCCAGATTATGTTATTACAGATGCAGGACCAGGCGATGGTATCTTTTTGGGAGAAACGCTTAGCGCGGGACATGTTTTATACGATGAGCTTGGGTTAACATCAATCACAGGTAATGGTACTACTCTTAGTTTAAACTTTAATACAGCTGCAGATGCTGAAGCTTGGTATTTTGGTGGAGGTTCTTATAGTAGTGCTAATAAAACTATCCAAGCTTCAGATTTTACTGCACCAGTAACTAATGTATGTACAAAAGTTGATGATGAGGTTCTTTTCCTTGATAATGGTACTTCACCAAAGTCAATTAGTCTATCAAAGACAGAGTACACTGTTAGCTCAATCGTAAGTAACGTTATCTACAAGGATGCGGTCAATGACCTTACCCTTGCTCTGGAGATCTCAGGCGAATCTACTGCCGGTGCTCCCGTGGAGATCGGTGGCTTTGCTTACGCCATTCCTACGATTGGCGGAGTCCCCGAGGGGCAGTCTTATTCGCTGACCTATGCTTGGTCGCGAGAGATTCCTCTGTTGGATGGGCTCACTACGTCTCTTGAAGGTGGTGTAGCACCTACGCTAACTGCTAGTGGTGATCAAACTGCGGACAGTCTTACCGTAGGGGATACAGCCTCGATTACTGCCAGTGCTACTGGTACTCCGGCTCCTACCATTTCCTATCAATGGAAGGTAGATGCTGTTGACTCAGGTACTGATCAGGCTACGTTTGATACCTCTGGGCTCTCCGGTGGAGAAGCTCTGACCTGTGTCGTGACGGCTAGCAATGGAGTTAGCCCGGACGATACTGCTATGATTGACTTTGGTACCGTGGCGGCTGCGGCTGCTGACTGGGACACGGCGGCTACCGTCGTTGGCCGTATCTATGGGTCGGTCAACGACGGAAACGATATCGACTTATCGTTTTACGATGGGACGATGTGGTCGGTCGTTGGTCAGACTCCGGCTATGAACCCGATCCAGCCAGAAGAGATCACGAGGGGCACCGGCGGAGCTGGTCCATGGACTAACTCCGCCAATGGCTACTACTTTAATGCCGATACGATGGGCAGTGTCGCTCCCTATGTAGGATATTGGAACGACGTTCTCGGTTGGGAGGTTGGAGCAATCATTACAACTGGAGTGTACAAATCTTTTGTCACCTATAGTTTGTCGATTCCCTGGAATGATCCCCAGAACCCAATAGACGTTCCGGCCGCGATGATTTTTTACGCAAGCGACCCGGGCGATCCTTCGTCCTGGCGTGCTTATGACGGGCCGACATCATGAGAATCGCAAAAGGCACGAACGCGGCAAGCTTTCGGTTCAATGGTTCATCAGTGACAATTGCGTCCGGAAGTATTCAAGAAGAGCAGCTTGAGTTTTTCTCTCTTGCTTCCTTGCAATCCACAATAGATTCTGCCGAAGACGGATCAACAATCGATCTGGAGGGAAAGAACTACATCAGCTCCCTAGATAGGGGTGGAGTTTCAATTTCCCACGATTCTGCAATCGTGTTGCCAACAGACAAAACGATCACAATCGAAAACGGCAATTTCTACGGCGGCTTCCAGCCGAGCTGGTTAGCAGACGAATTAAACACTTTTGGACCGGGAGTCTATCGGGCCAGTTGTGATTTCAAGACAAATGGATCTATCGTTGAGTACCCTCCGTTCTTGTGGTGTTCGTATGAGAAAGCTCCAAAACAGATAATTTATCCGCCAAATGAGCGAGACATCGAGTTCGGAACTGTTTGGGCTGATGATGATATTGCAGTAGACGACTACTCTTTAGGAAATGTGACAAGAGTTGAAATTACAACTTCAAGCAATATCAGCAGGCTTGACGGTTATTTGATGGACCATCGCGGAAATCCTTTTGTATCTTCTTACAATCTAAGCACTAACTCAATTGTACCAGATTCTTCTTGGGATGCAACGGTTACGCAGACTGTAGAGGGATCCGACATCGGACTTAATTCAATTAGTGCTTCTCGCAGCTCTGGAAGCTGGGTTATCCAAATGACATTTGGAACAACTGATGAGGCTATTGATTATTTTACAAACTCCGGAAAGGTAATATTCCTGAACCCTGGGTCTACGTCGGCGCAAGTTACCTACACTAGCTTTTCGCGAGATGGAAGCGTCGTTTCTTTCACATCGGATTCAATCGGTAGTCTTGTCGAATCAATCGGAATTGGAATTGACTGGGAAGTTAGACTGACTTATAGAACAGTCGGCGGAGTTGTATTTACGAACCCAAGCGACATCGCTGGCATTCTTCAGGCGTTTAATTTCAATGAGGTTGGTGGTCTTATATCGGATTCGCGTGGTTGTTCGCTGAATGTACAATCCTCGGACAATCGGGTGTTCTGGTGTCCAGTTCAAAGTGTAACCGAAGAAGCATCTCCGAATGAGATTAGGTTTCTATTTTCAGAAGACTTCAATTTGCTGACGTTTTCAAGCGTCTCTTCATATTTGAACGCCGCTATCTTCGGCCCACCAGCTAACCTTGAGTCTGGACAAATCGTCTATTTCCCGAACGAACAGACGATGTACTGGAAACCACGTGATGTTCGCTCTGTAAACAGCTCCGTTTTCGGGATTGCTTCTGCGGAACTTTTCGTGATTGGGGACAACTACGCTTATCCGGATACTCTCGACGATCTAAGTTCCGGAAGCAAATATGTCAAGTTCAGCAACTGCTCGATGCGCTGTGGACGCCAGATGCTGCGATCAACTTCGCCGAGAGTTGGAGCGCTTGTGCATATCTCTGATTGCGAATTTTCCTATGGACAGAACGCAATTTCTAGAGTCCAAGGACGTGTAGAAAGATCGGTCTTCGATCAGTTTTTCTACTCTCAGTTATATGGCTCGCCTGGTCTCACTGTTGATAAGTGCTGGTTCGGGCCGACGTATCAATCGTCGAACATCAACATGAGTGGAACTCCGGACTCGTCTTATGGTTTGCCGGAAGGAACGACGCAAGGAAACGGTCTTGCGTCAGTCGTTACAAATTCATTTTTCTGCAACCCGCTGACAGAACACGGCCAGTGCGTCTCCTTCTATCAGGGAACATGCAACAATGCGGTGTTCAGTGGCAACATAGTGTTCAACACCACTAGAGGTGTTACGATGCAGCACGCGACATATGGTTCAGGAACGATCCGAACAGATCAACAACCATATCGGTTCGAGATGAAAGGCAACCTTTTCATCGAGACCAACTACCGGACGTTGACGCCAGCTGTCTGGTATTCACAAAATTTCGGTACCGTGTACAACCATGATCAAGATGCGTTCTGGTCATCGGAAGATCTGTTTCCAAATTTCCGATATCTGGTCGCCTCAAATACTCATGTGTCTCTGAGTACATCGTTCACGCCCGGCCAGCTATTGATGTCGTCATCGTCGCAGCCCTTTAGACTTACAAGCAGATTCCATAACAACTACTTCCAAGGAGCTCAAATTTCCGGCTCCAGTGTTTTCCCGACACTAACAAACGGAAAATCGGACGTTGTAAGAATGTCAAACAACTTCTGGACTCAAAGATGCCAGTCGCATTTGACGGCAAATTGCGCGGCCGACATCGGGCAGGTTGATGGAATAGCGCAGAATCCAAACAGGGAGTCAACGGTCGGTTGTTATTTGAGCTCCTCGACCTTGCTTCCGACGGATTTAGATCTGCTGAATGGCGCAACAGATGGTGGGCAGATCGGCGTTCGATGGGTCAGCTCCGCCCCATCGCTTGCCGATGTAAAGTCAATCAAGGACAGATCGTCAGGCTACACTGCGTGGTACACGACCTACATTTCTGACTTTGAAAATCTCCCGGATGATGAAGCCATATACGCCGGTGGTTCAACTCCAGATGACACGTGGCTGGAGCCAGGAGTCAGGAATGCTCCAGATCTTGGAACTTGTTTATAAATTAACGACAAATTTGTTTTATGGCTAACCCTAACCCTACCCTTGGCTGCCGCTGGGGGTAGGACTTTTACTTTAACTATTTCTCATAAGGAGATTTACTATGGCCGCAAACGATAGAAACATTTCAGAACTTGTTGATCTTGGTTCCGATGTTCAGGATACGGATCTTGTGGCAGTTTGGGATACCACTGCTGGCACTACTGGTAAGCTTACTGTGGCAGCCCTTTCGGATAAGATCGAAGCTGATCTTGGTCTTGGAACCGCAGCTACGACTGCTGCAGCCGATTATGCAACTGCCGCTCAAGGTTCCTTGGCTACCACATCTGTTCAGCCGGGTGACAATATCTCAGATCTTACTAATGACGAGAACTACGTTAGTAGCGATGCGCTGACAACCAGCAGCGGTGATGTTGCTGCTGGATCTATTGTCGATGTCATTGCTCTGACTCAAGCTCAGTACGACACTCGTACTCAGGATGCCAATGACGGTAAGAAGCTCTTTGTCATTACCGATGGCCGTACGGAAATGGAAGCTTTGGCTGACTTCTTCCGAGCGAACCCTACCGCGACGTTTACCGATTTTGTTAACCATGTCACCACCACTTATCCTGCGGCTTGATAGGAGGTTCTTATGTCTACTGGACCTTTTAATCTTGTAGTAGGCGACGGAAACAACCTAGTCTTCTCGCTTACTGATAACTGGGTTGTTGATCAGGAGGTTCCTGCCGGTGGCTCTGCCACGTGGAAGGTAACCCCAGCCTTTGATACTACCCTCTTTGACATTCCCGGTGATATCGCTATCTGGTATAGCGTAGGTGGCGGTGCATTCGCTGAGTCCACCGAGCCTGACCATAGCCTCACCGTTGAGATCACTAGCAATACTACGGTCATCGCCAAGATGGCCTATTCCGGTACTGGTGCGGACATCACCTCGTCCACTGGTACCAACCTAACGACGACCACTCAGCAGAGTGTCAACCTTACGGCTGGCTCTAGCACAACCATTGGTACGGTTACGGTTACTGGCTCCGCAGCACCCACTGAGGGCGTGGCTGAGTCCTACTCCGCTGCCTTCGATGGCGATGCTACCGATGCTACCTACCTGTGGACTACCACGGACGGCAGCGCAACGATCGCTACTCCTACGGCGGCTACTACGGACATCACCTTCTCTACCTCTGGTAGCTTTACTGTTACCTGTACGGTGAGCTCGGCCACGGCTAGCGATAGCCCGGCGTCGGATGCCCTTGCTGTTACCGTGGCGGCTGCTGGTCCTGATTGGGATACCAATCACTCTGGTGTTTTTCAGATCACCAGCACAGGGTTTGGAAACACCGTACCGCTCATCATCGAGATTACGTCTGCCAGTGTCGGCGGGAATATAGACGATGCGACGTTTATGGGACCAATCGGCGGTTACTTCGCAGTTCTATCGTATTCGTCGGCCCAGCAAGGCCCTGTTTACTATGCGGTGTGGGATGACTCCGCACAACAATGGTCAGTAAGATATAACTCCTGGAGTGTCAATAGTACCGGGCAACGCCTGACAACCGTAAACGAAGGCACGGACGGGTGGGCAGTCGGCGACATTGTCGTCCAGTACGAAAACGACCCAGGAACTTTTGCGTCGTGGAGAAACTACGACGGACCTTATACCCCATAAGGGAAACAATACAATGACAAGTATAAGTAAAATTGGGGCACAAAAGCCTATGATTAAGCTTGGCTCTTCTTCGGCCTTGCTTGCATTTCCTTCCCCTGTACCGATCGAAGGCTACGACTATACGTGGATGACCATGGAAAGAGACGGTACGTCAGCCACGCCGATCAAACCCACTGCGAGATGGCTTTCGGTTCCACACGAAGAAGCATCTGGATCCTCGTGGGTCGTCACTGTTGGAGCTAATACGCCATCCGGAATCGAGAAGGTTGAATTCTATCGGTTTAGCGGTGATGTTGCCAATCTAGTCAATGACGACCCTAATGACTGGACGCTAATTCATACCGCAACATCAGAAACTACTCAGACGAAATATGGAACTAATCTACTGGCGTATCACTGCCTCGTCGATACGACGGCACTGCCTGACGGAATCCAGTATTTCCGGGCCGCTGTTTATGCGAGATGGAATGATGGGACGAATGGGATCAGGCACCTTTGGAAGGACGCCTACGCCGAGGCGATTGATCCTCTCACCTATGGTGGAACTTTGTATCCGACGCATTTCACAAGAGACGCATCACTGAGTACGGTCAACCAGCGAGAATCGTCACAATGGCGACGAAAGTTTGGATTTTCCAGTATTTGGTCTGGAGAATACACACACACGATCGTCGTAAAGAACGGTGCAGCGGAATCTGACATCTTCGTCGATTTCCAGACTGGTAGTGACTCAACTGGTGACGGTTCGACTGGTTCTCCATACAAAAGCGTTACAAAGGGAATCTATGAAGCCGCCACCAATGGCGGTCGTGTTGTCCTCAAATCCGGAGACCATTACTTCGAGACAGACACTGCCGACTGGGGATACAACCTCGGAACAAAGTGGGTCGAGGTTACATCGGAAAATACGACGTCACAGGCCAGCTATAGTCGGATCGTAGGATGGACACAAGGCGGCCTTGAAGGAAACTTTGATCCACTCCAAGGCGGAACGAGTCTCCCAAGAAGGGGCAATAACTCGCAGATATGTTTCCGCAATGTCTCATTCAAGATAAATGCTAGTGACGCCCAATTCAAAACGGTGTGTCATAATGTGCGCGCTGGAACATTCAGGCATATGTTCAACGGCGTCAAGGGAAACGCCCTCTGGTTTGATCAGTGTCTTGTTGAGGAGGAATGGAGGCCAGACCTTGTATCCTCATTGAGAGGCGACGCTTCCTGGACTTTGAATGAAGACACGGACTTTGCTGGCCGTGGGCTTGGAACGGAATGGGGAACCTTTTACCTGCTTAGTAACCCCTCTGTAGAGCAGGGGTTTTTCGTCACAGATTGTGATGTGAAATATCAGGAGTCACGATGGGCTTCGTCATTTGAAATTAACGTACGAAGATCGTACGTAATGTTCGACGTGTTTACAGGTGGTGCGGTCGTCAACTGCACCGGAGGAAGATGTGATCAATCATTGGTGCCTGGCTACTCCTGTGACGGAAATACAACTTTCACGTGGACGATAGATTCAGTTGATGGAACAGAAATCATCGGCACCCTTAGTGGAGGCAGCGGTGATCTCGTTAGCCTTACCGTTAGAGCAGACGGCACTGCTGAACTCCAACTAGATCAGACTCCCGGTGCGACAGACCCATTGGGAAACGCACTTACTGCAAACTTTTATCATACATTCTTTCCATGTTTGAATGTGACATCGGCATTGGGGGGTTCTTACGGTGATTACAAACTGTTCTTCAATTTAGCTAAGTCTGATGAGACCAATATGAAGATCATCTGGGATCCCGGAAATACTACACCGGACACGCCTGTGCCGTTGTTCGCATACAACGCCTATATCGCTGCGGGTGCTATTCCTGGGTCGTCCTATAGCATTCAGCTGCCGGGAATCAACCATAGTGACATCATGCAAGTTGGTACGGACTACAATGCAGCTGGAAGACTTCCTCTCGTAAATATCTACATGGATGATGTGCAGTGTATGAATGATGTCTGGTCAAGATCCCAAGGTTTGACCCCGGGAGACAACGGCGGACTAATCTCCTGTTCTATTCGCAACGTGAATCTGAACATCAACTACGACGGAAAGTATGCAACCGGAGAGGTTACTGGCATGACAACCGGGTATGAAATTATCGGTTTGCGAAGCCTTATGCTTTCTACATCATCCGATGGCCTGCTAATTGAAGACTGTTCTTTCCAATATGGGGACTATGTTGGAGCTCCATATATCTCAGGAAGCACTGCATATAGTAATGTGACACCATTCCACACCGGCGCACAGCGAACGCTGCTGCGTGATTGCTATATCGTCCAAAATACAGATGGACAGCGGCACTATGTAGGGGGAACATCCGCAAACTGGCAATCGGCAGTCGGGTACAAATTCTTGCCGAGTCCAGATGGTCCGTCCGGTGGTTTTGCCGCTCACTATGAAACTGACGGATTCCCAGGATTCCCGTGGACTTCCGAAGTCACGAGGAAGGATGAAAATATCGGCTGGGATGTGCCGACTAATCTCGAAGGCGGTACCGGTATCAGGTATGAATATACTTAATTAACCCTTACCCTCCCTTCGGCTACCGCTGGAGGAGAGGATTTCATCTTACTCTCTAAGGAGATACTTATGACAGACTTTATTCCTTTCCCGAGTCCCTCGGGGAATCCAAAGCAGATCGCTGCTGACTACTTTGAAGTAAACCAAAAGATCAAGACAGCAGGAACCCTAGCCTCTGGAGTCCACAGTGTGGAAGAGGAGGCTACGGCTACGGTTATTGTGCCTCATGTTCCTGATCTCCGTCCGATTTATCTTAACCTATACGCAATTACAACCAACCCAGATCAATGGGGTATTAGCACTTTTCCAAACTGGTCTAAAACTGGAACAACTGGAAATAATACCACTACAGCTAATAATGGTCGCCTTACTTTTATTAATAATGGCGGCTTTCAGGATGCTGCGGCTGGGGGAATTGCTCGATATATTATTTCAAATTCTGGCGGTATCACAAACTTTGGAGCTACTTGGAATGCTAATGTTGGTGGTATTCAAGAAGCTCAAGGAACATCAGGTGAGAAAGGCGCAGATGCTGTGAAGGGGTATAACTGTAATTCCTATAGCACAATGCAGGCATCCCATGTCCGTGATTATCGAACTATTACTCGCGCTCTTGATGACGCTGTTATGGGCGGAAACGGAGATGGTACCGATGTAGATGACTGGTCTGTTGACCCAAGTGATCCAGGTTTTGTTCCAGATGCTGGATGGATTCCTACGGTATTTACTTCTGATGGAACAACGTCTGGTACTCAGGGAGATTCTATTGATGCTTGGCAGCGAGCTATTGATCAGCTTAATCAGTACTCTAATTCCTTGGCTGATGTACAAGTCTTTCATCAGTGGGATTGGCCTGCTGTCTACGCTTATAGCACGAACAAGAGTGCTGTAGACGCTCTACCTGATTATGATGGCGGCTACGATCGTTACTCAGCCTCCACGGATTTTCAGGCTAGTACTGGCTCCCTTCGATGGGTTAAGCCAAATGATGCACATGGATTTGATCGTGGCTTCTGGGATTATGAAGTTAATGGCATTAAGAGCCTAGGCTTTAATGGACTAACATGGGGAGTGTCTGGTAATTCTTTCCAAGAGTTTAATGACACAGCAGCAGCAGCTGAAGCTGTAAAGTCTGCTTATCCTGATACTCCGTTCCTGTTTGAAGCTTCACCAATGACTAGTACTTTTACAGGAGCCGATAAGCGATTCCATCCTTATGGTACTACGTGGGATGGTACATCATTATCCGGCGTGCCTGATGAAAGGTATTCAGTAGCCGCTCACTGGGGATTTTTCCCTTCTTATTATACAACTGAGCAATATTCAACAGATGCTGATACAAATAATTGGGATTCAGATGGAAAAAGATTTATAGACAACATTTGGTGGAATCCAGCTATTCATGAGCAGCATATTATCTTTGATGCTGGATATTTGGTGCGAACCCTAACGGACGCTCCTCAGTATAGCTTTGATGAACTAAAAGATTTTATGATCTTTGCATGGCAGCATGGATTTGTTGTCGGTGTTTCTGGTCTTTCAAGATCTGGTGGAAGTACTCCAGCCGAAAATCTAGATATTTGTCAGTTTGTGGCTGCTCTGAATACCTTTACCTCGGCAGGTGGAATTGATACCAGCTCTGCTACTCATCCTACTGGAGGTGGAGCTGTAGCTCGATATAGCAATCCAGCTGTAGAAAAGGCTATTCCTACGCAGCCTTGATTTTAACCTTAGGACCGCCAACACTGCTGATGCAGAAGAAATAGGTAACTCCTCCCGCCGTGGAGACAATGCGAACGTATCGGTTACGCCATTTCTAGTGCAGCAGCCACAGGACTCTTCGGAGTGCCTGCGGGCAGCAGCGTCGGACGATCTACCCTCATAGTGGTCGTCGGGGGAGCTGTGTCCCCCGGCGGCCTTCTTATTACAACTTAGAGCCCCTTTATGGGAGATTTGAAGTATGACTCTAGAGCTTCTGTCAATGTTAGGCGGTGGCCTAATGGGGTTTGTCTTTCGCTTTATGGCTGCCTCATTGGAAAACCAACAAAAGACAACTGAGCTACTCTTGCAGAAGCAAGCTGTGGCTGATGATTCCGCTGATCGTGCTAACCTGCGTGGTAGTCACGTTGGTCGGCGGGTGCTCGTCTTTACCGTCCTCTGGGTACTTGCAGTTGCCCCCTTCATCGGAGCCCTCTACGGGGTCGATGTCTGGGTCGAATCCGAGCGAGCCCCATGGGACTTCCTCGGCCTCTTTACCGGAGGCTGGGAACAACTCAGGGGAATTGTTATTCTTCCTGAGCTTCGTGCTGCTCTTCTGGCCGCCGCTGGTTTTTACCTTGGTGGCTCTTCGATCGCGAGGGCACGATCATGAATGATGAATTTATTAAATTTGCTCTTGTTCTCTTGGCTGGTGGTATTGCTACCATCATTACTCGTGTATGGAAAATACCTCAAATCGAAGCAAAGTTAGATAATGTGATTTCTGAAACGGATAAGAACCGTGATAGAATTCATGATATCAATAACACACTTCATTCACATGATTTAAGGATTTCAGCCCTTGAGAAAACAAAGCAAGAAACCCGTTAATCCTAAGCAGCTTCCTAGAGTACGTCCTAAGGATGTTAAACTAGCAAAGGCTGCTAAACGTCAAGGAGGTTAACCTATGCCACAAGTCGGAAAGAAGCATTATTCCTACACCAAGAAGGGCATGGCTGCTGCCAAGAAGGAAGCGGCTAAGTCTGGTAATAAAGTGACATTCTATAAGGCAAAAACAACGAAAAAGGGTAAGTAATGGCTGGTAAGAAGAAAGATCCTAGACTAGCTCGTGCTGGTGTATCTGGATACAACAAACCAAAACGTACTCCTAATCATCCTAAGAAGTCTCATATTGTTGTTGCTAAGCAAGGCGATCAGATTAAAACCATTCGCTTTGGTGAGCAAGGAGCTAAGACTGCTGGCAAGCCTAAGTCAGGTGAATCAGATAAGATGAAGAAGAAGCGTGCCTCCTTTAAGGCCCGACATGCCAAGAACATCGCCAAGGGTAAGATGTCTGCGGCATACTGGGCCAATCGTGTGAAATGGTGAGGTGACTTATGGGTCAATCTAAAACTTCTAAGTACTACGCCTCTAATCCAAAAGCTAGAAAGAAGCGTGTTGCTCAGCAGGCTAAAATTAATAACCGACCGGAGGAAAGGGAACGTCGCCGTAGGTTAGCTGCTGAACGCCGCAGGCGTGGGATTATGGGCAAGGGAGGCAAGGATGTCTCCCACAAGAAGAATGGTAAAACTTTCCTAGAGGATCGCACTAAGAACCGTGCTCGTAATGGTCACGGTAAGCGTCCAAGGAGGGCATAATATGAAAAACCAAAAGGTAGAGCAACTTGAAGAAGTACTCTTCGATGCTGTCATTAATGAGCTTCAGACTGCCCCTACGGCGGGCTGGGCTCAGGTAGCACGAGGACTGCTGGCTGACTACAAGGGTTCAATGGATGATCTTCCCGGCCTTAAGGGCGAGGAGATTAAGAACCTGCTACGAGAGTCAGCACCCTTCAAGATCAACCAGACCGGGTGAGGGGGAAACCCCTCTCCGGCCTTTAACCAAGGAGATAACCAATGAACCCGATTAATCCTGATCGTATTCCGGCCAGCGTGCCGGATGAGATGGTATCGGACTTTAGAAACCATCTCTATGCATGCATGAAGTATCTATTCGGTGTAGCACCGACAGATCTCCAGTATGCCATGGCAGATGCGTTACAGTCATACGGTACTGACATGCAGTTGCAGGCTGGCCGTGGTGCCGGTAAGTCTGTACTAACTTCTATTCTTGCATCGTGGTTCCTTCTTAGGGATCCTGACTGCACAATCATGGTTCTGTCGGCTACCGCTCAGAAGGCCGTGGAGTTCATCTCGATGACTCGACGCATTCTGGACCTAGTGCCGTACTGTAACCACTTAGCACCAAAGGAAAACATGATTGATAATGCCTTTGCATTCAACTGTGGATTCCGTCAGAAGGTAGGTCAGGACTCCTCAGTCTTTGCTCGTGGTATCACTAGCCAGATTACTGGTAGCCACGCTGATATTGTCATCTCTGATGATATTGAGATTGAGGGTAACTCTGATACCGAAGTACAGCGTGAGAAGCTGCTCAACCGTCTTCACGAACTAGAGCAGATTCGTAACCCAGGAGGCCGAGTAATCATGCTCGGTACTCCTCAGACTAGAGACTCGATCTACAACAAGCTCGCAATGAGCTATCCTCAGATCAAGTTCCCAGCTGTAGTTCCTGATCCTACTATCAAGTCTCAATGTGAGAATGTAGCTGATTGGATCATGATGCTCGATAAGGAGCCTGGTACATCTACCCAGCCCGAGCGATTTAGCCAAGAGCTGCTGGAAGAGCGTAAGGCAAAGATCGGACCAACTAAGTTTGATCTGCACTATCGCCTTGACTGCTCGCTGGCTGACGTAGGAAAGTATCCTCTTCGGCTGGCAGATCTGTTGGTCTTTGATGTAGACCCAGAGATGTTTCCCGAGAAGGTTGTCTGGGCTAATGCCGAGCCGTACAAGCATGTACCTAGCTTTGGGATGTCTGGAGATAAGCTGTATAAGCCTATGTATATCTCACCATCGTTTATTCCCTATACCCAAACTGTGGTCTTTGTAGACCCGTCGGGACGAGGTAGCGATGAGACAGCTGTGTGCGTAGCTTCCTGTGTCAATGGCTATATTGTTGTACATGAACTCTTTGGTCTTGATGGAGGCTATGATGACACAACCTTGGAAAAGATTGCGAAGAAAGCTTTACAGTACAATGCTTCGACGATCCGCGTGGAATCTAATTTTGGCGATGGTACAGTTGCTGCATTGCTCCGTCCAATTGCTTTTCGTATTTGTGGACGAATTGCTATCGAAGATTTCAGAGTATCTGGACAAAAAGAAAGGCGAATGATCTCTAACATCGAGCCTGTTATGGCCGGGCACCGACTGGTGTTTGATACCAAGGCTATTCGCGAAGAGAAGACTCAGGTTCAGATTACTCGTCTTACGGATATGAAGGGTGCACTTAAGCACGACGACCGGGTGGACGTTCTCTCAGCAGCTTGTGATTACTGGAGAGAGTGGCTACAGGTTGATGTAGATGCAGAAGCAGAAAAGAATATGCGTAAGGCAGAAGAAGAATATCTTAAGATGTGGACTGATAATAAGCGTCGAGGCCAGCTCATTACCGAGGGCCGAGGCAACAGTGGCACATCTCGTGTACGTACTGTTTATGGAGGCAGTGGTCCAAACCAGCGTCCAAACTTCCTAAGGAGGGGCAGATGATTGTCGTTACTGGAACTGCACCTCGATGCGGTACGTCTGCCATGATGCGTCTATTACTGCAAAGCTTTGAAGCGCATTCGTTGGCAGAAGCCTTTCCTGAGTATGTTGCTCGGGAAAAAAATCCTGATGGATTCTGGGACATGAAGAAAGAGGCTCTTTTCTCCTCCGAGAAAATCCCCTATGAAGAGAATAAAGTTATCAAGCTGTGGAGCCCACAGTTTAGTCGTGTGGATGCCAGCAAAGTAAAGCTGGTAGTTCTTATGACTAGGGATGACTTTGAGGCTCAGGTAGCATCTATTTATAATTGTGCTATTGCTGAAGGCTTTGCTCCACCTACTGGTGAAGTAATCTCTGGAATGTTCCAAGCCCAGAAGGAAGGAATCAAGTCTAATTTTTCTAATACACAATTGCTCAGGGTTCGTATGGAAGACCTCCGAGAATATCCTGATCAAATTCTATCTCATATTAAGGAGATTGTATAATGGCAGCAATTGCATTAGGTGTTGCATCTCTCGCTATGGGTGTTATGGGTTCAGTGTCTTCGGCTCAAGGCCAAGCAGTTGGATCCAAGGCAGCCTATGAGCAGCAGAGAATCAATCAACAGTGGGCTGAGTTTGAGAAGCAGATGTCTATCACTCAGCAGCGTGGGGTTATGGGCCTACAAGAATTTGATCGTCTCTTTGGTAACGCTACGCTTGAGCGAGAGTCACTAGAGCAGATGGTCTATGGTCAACGGGCCTATCGCGAACAATCACAATACAACACAAATCAACTAGTTCGAGCCTCTAAGCAGGCTATGGCTAGGCAGCAGTCTACTATGGCTAGCCGTGGTGCTGGCCGTGGTGGTACCGCTGAGGCCATCAAGCGTCAAGCTGAGACTGATATTGCAAATGACCTAGCTCGTATTCGCGTGAATGATGAATACCAGCTGGCTGCGATTCAGAACCAGCGTAATCAAATGCTCAAGCAGCGAAACCTACGGCCAACAAATCAGCCACCTACCTATATCCCAGCTACTCCTGTTCAGCCGCCAAACACTAGCGGTATGATGGCGGGAGCATTGCTTGGATCCCTAGCTAGTGGTCTTGGTGGATTGGCTGGTATTGCAAGTGCTTATCAATCAAATCCTGCTGGTACAACACCGGCTACCTAAGGAGATAATTCATGCCACAACCTGACAATCAACAAGAGCGTGGTGCTGCTACTCAGGTAACTCAGCAGCAGGTTGCGCCTCAAGGACAGATGGCTGCTAATATCTCCCCAATTTCCGGGGGAGCTGCCGCAGCTGCTCCAGTACTCCAGATCGGCCAGCAGGCTCAGATCAAGCAGACCGGAGCGGAGCTCTATCAAGCTTTGGCTGGTATTGCTAGCGGAGTGCAGCAAGGTTTACAGAACTATGATAAGATGTATAACATGGTGTCCGAGACTCAGTATGCTGACTTTGAGACAGCTTACATTACTGAAAGCGATCGAGTCAAGGGAGACCCGGCCAAGCTAAAGACTTGGCTAGACAACAACAGCTACAAGCCTAACCGAGTTACCGCAAAGCGATTCCACTCGCTTCGTGCTCAAGTAAATGGTAAGGCTTATGAGCAGGATCAGATGGACCAATGGACAGCTGATCTTGACCGTATCTCTAAGATGGATACGACCAAAGCTCTTGAATATCTAAATACTAAGATTACTCAGTATGATGAGCAGTCTCCTTACTTCAAGCAGGCAAAGAATCGTATCATTGAGCTACAGGGTGCAGTAGCTAACGTCGCAACTCAGAATAATCTTAAGGCGGTTAGACTAGGATTTCAACAGGACAATTATAATCTAACACAAGCCTTACGATCAAATCCGACCTACGCCGAAAGCCTAGATGATCCCTCGTATCAGCTTGTAATGACACTAGGAAACCTAGGTCTTGCAGCAGTTGACCCAAAAACAGGCCAAGTAACTATCCCAGGAGCTGGTCAGGTCTTTGATCTTAATGCTGCTGGTGATTTTATCCCTGTAATGCAGGGACTGCTTGAAGAGCGTATGGCGAGTGGGGCTGTTCGTCCAGACTACGTAGCTCAAGCCATGATGGCTGCTGACCTACCTAAGAGTGTACTAGGACGAGGTTCAGGTGCTGTCGAACCGCCTTACAAGTCGGTAGCTAAGTTTATCAACTTCCTGTCGATTGGAGATGGAAACTCAACTCGAAACTTTCTAGGCAATGATCTTCCAGCAACTCCAGAGACACTGGACAGCACCGCTAAGCTTCTTGATGGCTCCTTCAGTCAGATCGCATCTGATCCTAATCTTTCAGCAGCTGAGCGTGCTCGCCTGCTACAGGAAATGGCATTTGCTCTTGATTGGGAATCTGGTGAAGGAGTTTGGAGGAAGTATGGCATTGAGAGTAAGGAAGAATTTGATATTGTTTTTGGTGGACTGAAGACGAAGGTAAATGATGCCCACGCATCAGCTCGAATCCTTTCTATGGAAGATGCTCTTGCTCGGGCTACTGAAGCTACTAACGCCGCTACCAATCCGGTTGAATACCGAGCAGCAATGCACGCAGTATTCCAAAACGATATTATTCCTACAATGGCTTCCATTAGTAACGATGCTAATGTCATGGTATTTGATCCAGCCACAGGAGATCTTGTTAAGCTCTCTATGGATGAGTATGAAACATTTGTAGCTACTTCTGGTACTTCCATGATTCAGGAAGATGGGACAATTCCTCAGTATCTTCCAGTAGGCGTAGAAGTCATTGATAGCGAACTTAAGGGATCTTCTGAGATTCCATTTATGGTTCAAGTTGCACAGGACGGTCAGTTCGTCTTTACAGGAACCGGCTCCCAAAGCACTAAGCAAGCTAATGAACTCCTAAAGCAAGTACGAGCTAACTGGGTTACTTCAACTGCTGCTGGTAATCTCCAAGCTGGTGTAGATCAAGCTAATGAACTTAATCAGCTTGGCTTTGCTCGTCTTGCAGAGCAGGATCCTTTTGCAGCCATGGCTCTCTTTGGTAATCCTGAAATTGCTGGAGCTGGGGATATTTTCCCATCTGGTGACAATGGAAATGCAGCATTTGATGCGATTGATCTGCGTTATAATCCAGATTCTATTTCTGCGATGCAAGGCGAAGATCGTACGGTTGCTAATAATATGTGGGCATTAGCTTATGCAAACTCAGAGGAATTCCGAAACCGTGTACATAAGCGGTACGGTGAAGCAAACAAGAATCTAATTCTTGGATTTTCTATGGGATATCTAAATGACCCAACTCTATCCGCAGAGGAATATCGAGAAGCAAATGTTCGTCGAGGAGTCATTCTTGGAAGCGCAGAATTCTCGGGCTTAACCGCAGCTTCTGAAGCTCTTGAAGAAAGACTATCCGAAAGTTTCCAGATGCTTTCTATGGGAATGTCAGATGTTCCTTCGCTGACTGTAATTATTGAAGATCTTGAATCTAATCCAAGCGTAAGTAATACGTGGCAACTTGCTATTCTTGATCGTGCTATTACAGACTATCGAACAGAAACAGAAAGAGGTCTTGAGGAGGATCTTTCTTCTGAAACAAATCGAGCGAGTGCTCAAGCATATTTAAATAGCAGCTTAAAGAACTCAAGAGATATTAGTAAGCTAGGAAAAGTACATTCTCCTGAGCAGCTCTTTGGTTTTATTAGGAATACTCCTCTTCCTCAGGCTGACTATCCCTTCAACGCTGATAATGCTTATGCTCCTAATGGTCAGTCAATGACTGCTCAGGATCAAGCAATTATTACTGTGCTAGACGCTGTTGCAAAGGACGATACCCAAAAGATTGGCATTGCAGCTGCTTTTGGGTTGGCTGATGATAATGAGCTAGAGCTTTTTAAGCAGTATCTAGCAGGAACCTATGAACCAACTTCTAATCTTCAGCAAAAGTTTAGATCGTCTCGATGGCAACTACGTAAGGGAATTTCTGTTGTTCCTATTCCCCCTAATGATCAAGATAGGGGATATGAAAAGGATGAGAATGGAAATTCTTACCGTCCTATTTCTTATACTATTTCATTAACTGAAAGACAAGGAATTGCTCCAGCCCTCTTTGAATTCCTACAAGCCGGACAGTTTGGGCTTCCAATTATGTACAGATGGCAGTATAAAGATAGTGCTCCTTCTGGTGTACGGAATGGTACCGAGCTTCGACAAGAAGATCATAAGAAAATGACTAAAGATCCAACTACTGACGTTATTCTTATAGGAGGACGTGCAGTACGAAACTAACCTTTTAATCCTCAGTCCCTTAACGGGGGCTGGGGGTTTTCTTTTACTTTAGTATGGCTTCGCAAGAACCCCAACTGAAAGGATTACAATGGCTATTTATTCTAATCGTGTTACTCGGGAGGAACAAGAGAATTTAGAATCTATGTTCTCTCCTTATCGCAGTGGTATTCGTGGTACCGAACAACCTCAGGTTATTTCTGATGGCCGAGGCGGTACTCTTATTGGTACTAGCTTTGATCTTGCCTTGCTTCAGGCGAAGGATCCTGAGGCATTTAGTACTCCAGCTCTTTCCGAGCAGATGGTTTCCGCAAAGGCTTCAAATGATGCCGGACTAAATGGTATGCTCGGTGTTAATGTAGCTGGTATTGGTAATAAGCAAATGCTTCTTGCCAGACAACGGCAGGCATCGACATGGTTTACAAGTCTATTTCCCGACCTTCCCTCTGATCTAGTAGAGGCTCAGTTCTCTGAAATCTATAGCGAAGAGAATGCCAAGCGGGAGCAAAAGGATCTATACAGCTGGGGACCGCTTGGCGTAGGCCCCGGTACTACTGTCAATGAAGCTGGCAAGGCTGGTGAAGATAAGAACTTCTACGAAGGTCGTGGTAATATTCTACGTACTGCCCGTCTTCTAGCTGGCCGCCGAGATCCTAACTTCTTCAACGCAGAGCGTAACCCTAATCGCTCGGACTGGAAGCCAGCACTCGTAGCAGCAATCAATGATATTGCTCCGGGTAGCTTCAGAGGAATGAAGACTGAGGAAATTATTCAGGATGAAGAGCTTATGGATGCAGCTATTGATCTAGCTCGTCAGACTGGGACTATCAACCAAGACGACCTTAAGCAGTTCAATCTTGATAGTTTTGATGAAATCCGAGCCCGTGGTGAAGACCGTGGTCTCAATCAGGATGCTCTTAAGGTCTATGTGTATGAACAAGCTCAGCAGGAAACAATCCGTAACCTTCATGCTCTCATTAATAACCCAAAGGATCTCAATCCTCTGGCAGTCCTAGAGCAGGTTAAGGCTCTTGCTGTAACTGTTGGTCCAGACTTCCTCGATGAAGCCATGGGCTCTGTTCAGCAGCGTGGCAACTGGGCAGATACTGCCTGGGATCGGCTCCCTGAAGATACCCGTAAGAGCCTAGAGTTTGCTGGCTACCGACAAGATACCTTCCTTCGGGATAAGGACGGCGAGGTTCTCCCTTATATGCAGAACGAGTATAAGTACTCTGCCGAGGCAATGCGAGTTGTCTCTGAGCTAGCAGCTACTAACTCTCGTGAAATGATCTTTGAAAAAGGCTGGCATGATGGCTGGGCTAACTGGACTCGTCGCTTTAGTGATACTATTAAAGTAGATGTAGGAAATGACCCATTTGCTATGTATTTCCTTATTCCGTCCGTTGTTGGCGGTGTAGGAGCCAGTATGGCAACTGGTGCTGTGTTTAGTGCTGGAGCTGCTACTACAACTACCTCTCTTGGTCGTGTTATGTCCATGACAGCTCTAGACGGTCTGACTGCCGGTTTGACAGAAGGCTACGCTGTAGGCATCGCTGGACAGTCTCAGGCTATCGTTGGCGGCCTTCAGGAGGAGCTAGACTGGAATGGTGTTACTAATAACATGCTACTCTACGGAGGTCTGGGTGCTATTGGAGGTGCCGGTTTGGCAGGTCTTGTTGGTGGTGTTGGCCCAAGCATTCGTGGTCTAGGCCGCTTAAGCACTCATGTTACTAACCTAGCTGAGGATATTGCAGCTACGGGTATCGTTGGTGAGGCTTCAATGAGCCGAGCACTGAGTCGCCTCGCAGAGCGTGAAGCTACTGTCGCTGAGGTAGAGGGTGCTCAGATCTTCTCTAATATCGAAAACCGAGGTCTTGCTATTCGCCTTAACCGAGGTGAGGTCGAGGCTAAGGAAGCTATTGCCGAGGTTATTCCTAACATGGTAGTTGTACCTGAAGGAGCAAGCCACTCGACTCTAGTTGATTCTCTATTCTCTTCTCATGTACTAGCCGAGAATGGCCTATCGCCAGCTGCTGCTGTAGATCTTGTCTACGGTATTCAGCGACGACTAGGAGCTGGCGGTCAGATTGCAGCAGAAGAGTTTGATCAAGTTGTCCGTGCTGCTTTCCGTGCATCTAAAGAACATGCTGCTAAGTTTGGCGCAGATCTTTATGATGATAGCGGAAAGCTTCTTCGTGATGTTGCTGATGCTCGTATCCAGCAGATTGATGCTGCTGTTACGGCTAACATGAAGGAAGTAGAAGCTAGGTTTGTAGGCGGTAGTGGTCTTCGTCCTCTAACTGACGCCCAGCATACAGAGCTAAAGACTCTTGTGCAGGCCCTTAAGGACGGTACTATTACTCCTAAGAATCTTAAGAAGCTTACTGACTATGCTCAGAGTCTTCACGACGAGAAGCTAATGAAGTCAGTCCAGCGTCTTGTCAACGAAAAGGGCAACCTACCTGCCGAAGAGCTAGCTATCTTTAACCGTAAGATTGACTCTATTGTGGCGACTGGAACAAAGGCTCGTACCGAAGACTCGTTCTTGAAGCAAGTTCTTCGTGTAGAGAATGCTCTTAACCTTCTCCGTAATGAGTCAACTATCAAGGCGGCTCAGGATCTAGGTATTAGTGCTAAGCGACTGATGCAGTATGCTAGTAGGTATAAGGCTATTGTTGGCGATGCTACCGCAATCAAGGCCCTCGATGCAGAGATGCCTGATGCTCGTGCTGCTATTCAAGCTATCTCAAAGGGCGAGGGTATGCGTGTGCTTGATAGTACACCACCAGCCTTTAATGTTGAGAACTTCCTACAAACCTCTAACGCTGTTGCAGCTATTCGAGAAGCTAAGGATCTTCGTACAAAGCTTCGTTCTCTTGCTAAGCGAGCTGCAAAGCTGGCTGAGAAGCGCGGAGATGAGAAGGCTCTACGCCGTCTTGAAAAGGTTGCTACTCGTATGCAAAAGAGGTTCATGGAAGTCAACAAGAAGCTCGGTATTGACTTTGATGCCGAAGAAGCCTATGCTCGTGTTCTTGAGCGTATCAAGAGTGATATTCCATTCTCAGCTCGTACAGGAC